GAGCTCGATGCGTTCGAGGAGAAATGGGCCGGGAAATACGCGTCGATCGCCCCGGCATGGCGCCGGGCATGGGCCGAAGTGATCCCGTTTTTTGCCTTCGATCCGGCGATCCGCAAGATCATATACACTACGAACGCCATCGAGAGCCTGAACCGGGTCATCCGCAAATCGATCAAGACGCGCGGTTCGTTCCCGACCGACGATGCCGCAACGAAGCTGATCTACCTGGCGATCCGCAGCTTTGAGAAAGACGGGCGGAATGTTCGGGAATGGTTTGCAGCCCGCAACCAGTTCGCCATAATGTTCGGCGAGCGCTTCGCCGCTTGAGTATCTGAAAACCCATGGGCCAGGCCAGATACACAGACTTCAGGACACTCCCTGTTTTCGGGCTGTAATACCGATCAACCCAGAATGTGTTGGGAATGGCGGTGCCCGCTGCCCCTGGCCTGTCCGACGGGGCAGATATCTCGACGCCCCCCTTCAGCGTGGGAGAGACGGCCGTGCCGTTCTGCACGTCCATCTTCTTCCCGATCCATGTGGAAACGCTGTCAGCCGCGTCGGCAGACCGGACAGTATTATTCGGGTTCCCTGCAGTCCGATACGACTGCCCGTCCGGCACCGACTGCGCAAACGCATATGCGGGCAGAAGGGACAGCACGGCAGGAAGAAAAATGTTTTTCATGCGATATCTCCACCAAGATCGCTGACGAATTCGGTTTGCGTCGTCGTTAGGGTGCGGGTCTGGCCGCCCTGCGTCTGACGTGCGGCACCTGACTGGGTTGCGCACTGTGGCGCGTGCATCATCGGCATACGATACATCAGCAGGGAAATAATTCACCGTGACGCTTCCGGCCTTCACGCGCCAGACAGGGCCCGAACGGGTCGTAGACCGGTTCGTCCGCGCGCAGGAAATCCGCCACTGCGTATTTGGGCGCTGCCATGGATCACGCCGCGCAACTTATGGTGCCCGCGTTGGCGCCCGTGACCGGCCCGCTGGCGCCAATCGCTTCCGTCCGGTCGTCCGGGTTGATGGTGCCGCTGGAACTGGACAGGCGGACGAACATGTCTGTCAGGGCTTCGGCGATCAGTGTCCGGTTGGCGGTCGTGTTGCTGGCGCGCCCGGATGCGTGATCACGAAATCCGTTGGCTGCGCGATCTGATCAAGATGAAATAGTCAGATTACGACGGGGAGGGGATTTATGTTGTCCGGTTCAAGACCAGTACATGCGTCTGGATCCCCCTGCATGAGCAGGAAAGGCAACTGCTGGATACCATGCCCCGCCATAATGCCGGGACGATCCTGACCGGGGCAGATGATGGTCAGTCGATATATACGTGAAGCAAGCCAGAAACATCGGGCACAGAGCGCCGCAACAAAGGTCACCCGTTATCGTTTAGAGCAGGAGAATGCTAAAACAGGGAATTGCGGATTGCTAAAACAACTCTCGACGGGGCGGATGATGATCCCGGAAAAGTCTGAAAATGTAAAGAAAATCAATCCTAACGCAGATGGTAGCGGTGGACGGATTTGAACCGCCGACCAAGGGATTATGATTTTCCTGTTTCCCAAATAATATCAATGAGGTTGGTCAGAAAATGCCCATAGATGGCGCACGGTAAAACCGCGAGTCATTCAAAGAGTGACTAACGGTTTTTTCGATTCGGATTACCATGCCTTCCAACGAACGGAACAACTGGCAACGGTTGGATGCATTCGGCCGCACTCCAGCTATCAGTCATAGCCTGCACACGGCCGCGCAGTTCTTTCCGATCGGCGATCAGCCGGGCCGCCTCGGCGTGCCGGGCATCATCATTCTGTGCCAGCATCTCAGTCTCATATCCAATCTGCCGTCCCATCTCCACATCGGGCATGGATGACAGGGGCGCATAGACCACTGGCAGGCTGACCGTCTGCCCGCGTGTCCGGCTGGCATCGGCCTGTACCCCGAACGTGGGCGCAGTCGTGATCGCCCCCACGCTGAACTGCCCACCTTGGGTGAACTGACCGGATAGCTGCAGGGTTACATCGCCTGCTATCGTGCCCACCACCGGGTCGGCCACGTTCTGGCTGCACTGGGCGCCACGCACAGCGCGCGTGAACCGGGCATCCTGATCTTCTGTCCAGTCGCCGGCGTGCGATACCGACACCACCCCGGCCTGCGCCAGACTGGACTGGATGCCAGCCATGGCCTGCGGAATGGTTGTGCTGACCATAGAAGGGTGCACGGCGCAACCGGACAGACCGACCATGCAGGCGAACAGGAAGGCTATACGGTCGCCCCGGTTCATGCCGCATCCCGCAAGTATGCTTCGTTCGCCGCGACCAGATTCATCCAGTCATCCCCAGCCGGATACAGGCCGCCGGGCGCGCGCAACTGGGGCCATGCCAGCCCGTGCGCCTCCATGATGCGACTGCGCACCCAGCGCCATGTCGCTTTCTGCAGACTGCCCCATGTCAGCAGCGTGACCAGGTCGGTATCAGTCGTGCCCGCATAATCCCACAGCAGCAGGCAGTGACCGCCCGCGCTGCCCGGTGTCGGGTCGCCATGGTCGGCCGGGCTGTCCGTGTCCCAAACGGGCGGCAGGTTGCCGTCCTGATCCTCCCACATATCTGCCGTGGCCAGTTGCGCGCCCAGATAGGCGGCGGACAGGCCTGCGGTGATGTTGCGGATCCCGTTCAGGTCGCCCGGATCGGCGCTACCCCAGAGGGGGAACAACGTCTGATCCGCCAGCGCATAGCCGTCGCGCAGGGCCGTCGTCAGTACGTCCACCTCCACGCCGCCGTTGTCCGTGGCGGGATTGCCGGGCACGTAGCCGGTGGAGCGGGAATAGAACTGCACGGCGGCAGGGGTGGTTACGGCAATCTGGAAGCCTGCCAGCGCCGCCGTGGCACGCAGGTGATTGCCGATGCCCGCGCTGGTGCAGTCCCCCAGCACGTCGTTGCCCAGCATCAGCGGCGCGGGATTGATACCGCTGCGGTCGAGCCGGGCAGGGGCCGGTCGCGCACAGAAGCCACGCATGGCGGATAGATGGGGCTGATTGGGACGGTGTTCGGCTGGGCGGCAGCCCAGCTTGCGAATCTGCGCAATTTTGCGATTTGTCATGCTGGTTCCAATAAAAAAGGCGGCTCCGGAGAGCCGCCTCGTGGTTACGCAATATGATTTTTTCTTGCTAAATATACGCTTCTAGCGTATATTCCATTCATGGTGACTGCACATCACAGCTTTGACTGGGACGACAGGAAGAGTGAGGCCTGTCTTGCTGATCGAGGTTTCGGATTTGAGGACGTCATCCGGATTTTTGCAGGCAAGGTGATCGAGCGCCTGGATAACCGACGCGACTACGGTGAGCTACGCGTTCAGGCAGCCGGGTTGATTGATGGCGTGCCTTTTATGGTGGTCTACACCCTACGTGGGGATGTGACCCGCATCATTTCGGCTCGCAAGATGCATCTCAAGGAGTGGCAAAAATGGCAAGAATGACTCTCAGGGAGGCGATGGCCCGTCCATCCACCATTAACTGGGACAAGGTGAACGCCACCACGGAAGCCGATATCGACCGTCAGGCGCGCGAGGACGGCACGGATGACACAAGCCATCTGTCCGCCCCATACCCGACACCCGCAACCGTGCGGAAAACCCTGCACATGACCCAGAAACAGATCGCGGATTTGACCGGCATACCTGTGGCGACATGGCGCAACTGGGAACAGGGGCGTGTGGGACTGGATCCGGCCGTGCAGGCGCTGCTGCGTATTTTGGGGCGGGAACCAGATGCGGCGCGCCGGGCATTGGATGTGGCAGCGGAATAGCGCGGACGCCACATCCCTCTCAATCGTCTAATGGTTCTGGCGCAGGCGGCCCAAGCGTGTCGTCAATCTGGCGTTTGCGCCGGGTCTTCTGCCACTCTGCCGAGTGCGTGAACAGTCATCGTGAATTGCTCGCCAGGTAGGCCAGCAGGATAAAGCCCCCAAGCACGCCACCGATGGTACTGGCAGCCCAGAGGGCGAAGATGCCGGTGCGCGTCATGCCGTCACCCCCAGTATCCTGAGCGCCTGCTGCACCTGCGTCTGGGAGGGGCGGCGGCGCTGGCGTTGGATCAGGTGTATGGCGAGCGCCTCCCAAGGTATTTTACTTTTCGAACTGAAGGAAAGCTTTGGAAAATACTGACCATTTTCCGTCTGTTTTGATCAGATTAACATATTCACAACAGTCGGAGCCAATAGCATCATTTTCGATGATAATGCGTGCCACCGCCGTGACAGGGGTTATGTCGAGTATATCGATATGAGATGTAATTTCTGGGGAAGCTCCGTTGATCCTGACAAATTCGGCTGCCAGATTGCCAGTTCCCCCCACAAGTTCACCATCGACAATGCCATGCGTCACGACATCCTTATGAAATATGCCGGACATCATATCGACACTGCCAGTGCGTAAGGCCTCGACATATCTTTCAAGGAGATCTCGAACATTTTTATATTCACTTACCGGTATATTTTTCTTGTTCATGATCAGTCCTTTTTTTGATCCAGTACATAACGACAGGCATAGAATTTTACATCTGTTACGAAAGGGTAGCAACATGAGTATTCCATGCGATGCCTCTCATCGGTATTGGAGCGTATCGATATTCACCTTATCCACAACGAGGTGGTAGCAAAGGCGGTATTTTTAACCGCTACCCCAGCCCACGATCCCGCAACTGCGCCGCCATATAAAGCGCATGCAGCTTGAGCGGGATCGTAACCAGCAACCCGATGAGGACGACAACGCCGCCCGCACCGGAGATGACGCCCTCCATGAAGGGCGTCATCGTGAATTGCTCGTCAGATAGGCCAGCAGGATAAAGCCCCCAAGCACGCCACCGATGGTGCTGGCAGCCCAGAGAGCGAAGATGCCGGTGCGCGTCATGCCGTCACCCCCAGCACCTGGAGCGCCTGCTGCACCTGCGCCTGGGACGGTGCAGCGGCAGAACCCGACAGGCGTGCCCCGACGTTCCGGCGCGTGGCCACGCTGTCCAGCAGGGCCTTGAAGGCCGACACAATGGTGCCCAGCGCGTTCAGGGCCGTGTTGGCGTCGGACAGGTCGGTGCTGGAGACCTTGGTCGAGACCCCGGTGATCGCAGCACTCAGGTCGCTTTCCACCTTGGTCAGCGCGGACAGGATGCTGTCCACCCGGGTTTTCCAGTTCGTATCGTCATAGGTGATGGTCAGCGTGGACCCGGCGGCCGTGGAAAAGTCGGTCAGGGCGGTGGACAGCGCCGTGTCCGCCAGGCCGATGATGCCCACGGCAGGGGTGCCGATCGCGCTGGCGACGGCGGCGATGCTCAGGACAGTGGTGACGGCGTTCAGGCCGGCCTGCCCGTAATCCTTGATCTCGGCCACGTTGATCGTGATGGTGGTGACATTGCCCGTGGTGGTGCTCTTGCACCCGGGCAGCATCGCGGCGGCGGCAATGCCAACGGCAGACAGCAGCCCCATGCCAAGGAAACGGCGGCGGCCGCCATCGATGGCGACGAAGTTGATACGCTGGGTCATGGACCAGTTTTCCAGTCTTGATACGAAAATAGTCCACCCATACCACGACACCGCAGAAATCCGGCGTTTTTCGTGTGATGCAGGTGGACCAGTTTACAGGTGGCGGAATGCGGGAAACCCGACGGCCGGTTTACAGACCGGCCGGATCAGGTTGACAGGTCAGCGGATAGGCTGACCCGGCACGACCGGGTTCGGGGCCTCGACCTTGGCCGGGGCAACCGTGGCGGCCACTGTTGCCGACTTCGCCTCGATCGCGGTTTTCAGGTCGCTGACGCCGCCCACGATCTTCGTGACGGCAGCATCGACGCCTGCAAGGTCGAGATTGGGGGCCGCGCGCTCCACGATCACGGGGATCAGCAGCTGCAGCACGGTGCCGGCCAGCTGGATGTCCGCCTGTGTTGCGGCCGTATCCTTCTTGCCCAGCGCGGTTTCAAGCAGGCCTTCCAGTGCGGGGATGGCGGTGCTGGTGGTATCATCGGCCATGTCTGGCGTCTCCATATGAAAAAACCGCCTCGGGGGCGGTTGGGGGATCAGGATGAGTGAGCCGGGGCCAGCCAGTCAGGCTGGCGGGGCAGGGCGCACTGGCGGCTTGCCCGGCCGGGTTGAGCCGGGGGGCACGTCCAGCTTTTGCTCGATGGCCTGCCGGGGCACGGATGCAGGCACCATCGCGGCCTTTTTGCCCGGCTGGTAGGCGGGCAGGTTCCAGCCACGCGCCTGGGCAAGGGCGGTGACGATGGTCCAGACCAGCACCCATTTCGAGGTGGGGTCAGGCGGCCGCCAGAACCGCGCGATCAGGGCGCAGGCCGAGATCAGGAACGACACGATGACCACGACATCCCCGGCATACTGGGCCGGCATCATCGACAGGACATCCTGCAGGAGGGAGACAGGATCCATATCAGGCCTCGCTGACGGGATGGGGCACGGCAGGCGTGGTCTGCAGCGCCTGGTCGATCTGGGCCAGGCTGATATGGCCCGGCCCGTTCTCCATGGTCGTGATGCCCGCGATCAGCCCCTGCATGGTGGCCGGATCGCGCAGGTCCAGCACGGTATCGGACTGCACGCCCATATGGCTGCACAGGGCGTAAACATAGGCCCCGGTGGGGTTCTCGCTGGGGGGCGCATACACGGATATGATGGCGCGTACCGTGATCAGGCCGCGCTCGGCGTAGCGCAGCAACTGGTCACGCAGCGCGCGGATGCCGTCCGCCATGGTGGAGAAGGCAGCAAAGCGCGGGCTGGCCACGCCGGTTTCCAGATGCGCACCGGGCTGGCCCGCGTAGTTCAGGTTGCCCGGGTTGTTATTGCGGATGCCGCGCGGGATGAGTGCGTTCAAGGCACTGCTCCTATGTTATGGATGGCCGCCCTGCAGGAGATGCGTGACCCAGTTGCAGAAGGGGGGATAGGCGAACAGGGCGGCCGCCACGGTGCCGATCACGGTGATCAGGCCCACGATGGCCGTGCCGATGGCCTTGACCGCCTTCATGCCCCCGATCAGCTGGCCCATGCATTCGCGCATCTCGGTCGACAGGGTGCGGACTTCGACCCGCAGGGCGCGCAGATCCGTCTCAGTCGCTTCGACCTTGGTCTCGACACGGACAAGCCGGTCACGCAGCTGGGGATCTTCACCGAACCCCAGCAGTCTCCACAGAATGAACATCAGGTTTCCAGGCATAAAAAAACCGCCTCACGGGCGGTCGGGCAGGCACGGATTGTCGCCGCGGTCAGGACGTTGTGGTCGTGCCGGTCGTGGTGGTTGTCGTGCTCGTGTCGGCAGGAGGCGTGTAGACGCTGCCCACCGGGTATTTCCCCGCCGCATCCAGCGCGTAGGCAAAACCTGACGGCGCGGTGATGCCGGTAAGGCTGGTCAGCTGCTGGGTTGCAATGACCGTTCCTGCAGCGGATGAGATCTGTGCGGCCGGAACGGCAGGGGTGGCTCCTTCGGTATAGCTGTAGCCGGGCTGGTACATCAGGGCGGCGGTGCGATAGAGGATGTAGTTCTGCGTAGCCATTATGCGGCAATTCCTTCAACGATGATGTGGAGCATGACGGGTGTGGCTGCGGCCACAGGCGTGTCGACTGCAGCAGCGACCTGCACCAGGTGCGGCGAAAAGGATGTGGTTGTCGGCAGCGTATTGAAATTGGCAGTGACGGACTGATGTTTGCCATCCGACGATGATCCGCTGACAAACGTCACACTCGGCGTCCCCGCGTAAGCGCCTGCGGGATAGTCGATTTCACAGCCATCCCATGCCAGCTGCTGGAAACACTGACGCAGTTGGCTGCCGGTTTTTGTCCATGTGCCACCCTGCAGGTTGCCGTTCGCGGCAATCGTCCCCTGCGATGCGGGCAGATATGTCTGGGTCGTTCCGTCTGACATATTGCCGTAATTTATAGTCAGGGCGCCGGATGCGGTATTCAGAACCATATTAGCAATGGTGGCGAAGCCGCCTGCCCCGTATGTATGGGAGAACGGCAGCGCATAGCCGACCCCGCCATTGAAGGCGACAGGCTGCCCCAGCCCTTTGTTGAAAATGAGGGTATCGACATTGCCATTGGTGGCATCGCTGTTGTCGGCAGGCGTGATAACGCGGCCGTCAATCTGGGACTGTAGCGCTGCGTCCGCATTGGCGCGGGCAGTCTGTTCAGTGGTCAGATTTGCCTGAACGGTATCCACCATGGATACCGGGGCAAAATTGACGATAGCGGCAGCAGAAATAGACCCTACATTGGCCTGTAAGGAGCCATCGCTTGTGCGATAGACAAAATTGGACAGCGTGCTGAAGCCGGTAGCACCAAACGTCTGGCTGCCTACCAATGCCATGCCGTTGCCACTAGCCGTGATGGACGGGCAGAAAGCGACAAACTGCTGCAGGGTCTTGTTGTAAAGAAATTCCGTGACCCGGCCATTGACCGGGTCGCTGTTATCCGCCGGTGTCGGGACGCAGCCGTCAATCTGGGACTGCAGGGCGCTATCAGCATTGGCGCGTGCGACAGCCTCGGCAGACAGTGAGGAAACGGTGGCATACGATGTCAGGGCTGTGGTGGTCAGCAGCCTGATGGCGGCAGACAGTTGCCCCCAGTTGGTCCGGTCCAGTGTCAGGCCGGAATCAAGGATGACCTGCACGACCTCGGCCACCAGCATGTTATAATGCGCGGCAGGGAAATCGGTGGCGGGAATGGAGGAGGCCGGATCCCCGTCCGTTGCCCAGCCCGGCGTGCCGGTGGCCGGCATCGTGTCGCGCGAGGCCTCGACAACGGTGCCCGTGCCGATGATCAGTTCCATCGGTTGTCCTTAGCTGTAGTTGAAAATGAGGATGGTGTGCGCAGGCTTGCGGGCGTTCAGTTCGCATTCCAGCACCGCATTGCTCCAGGTCGCCCACGGGTTTCCGAAGGACTGGCCGAATTTCAGGCGGTTTATGGTCAGCTGCGGGCAGTTGATCTGCCATGTGTAGGCCCAGGCGTCGCCGCCAAACGGCGTGCCGAACTTGCGCCGGAACCGTGAGGGCGCGAACTGGGTGATGGTGATGTCGTAGCCAAGCGTTCTGGCGAAGGCGACGAAGTAGTCGACCGAAGCACCACCGTTGTCGGTCAGGCGTGCCACCACCTGCGCGCGGCGTAGCTCCACCGTCGGGCTTTCGCCTGCGCAGGGATCGGGCAGGCCGAGGGTCGCCTCCCATTCCGGCAGCAGGTTGACCGTGGTGGAGGGGAAGGCGTCATCGATCAGGTCGCCGGCCGACTGGGCGCTACGCTGGAACGATGGTGCCCACACGCCTGCCATCTGGTAGGGCATGCCGTCCGGGTCGCGTGACCAGATGCGCCCGCGCGGCAGCAGGTTGAGAAGCGCCGTGCGGAAATCCGCCACCGAGTATTTGGGTGTTGCCATGGGTCACGCCGCGAAGCTTATGGTGCCAAGGGTCGGCATGGTGCCCGCGTTGGCACCGGTGACCGGCCCGGTGGGGGACTGGACCTCGAAACTGTCCAGACCGATCGCGCCGATCGCTTCCTCCCAGTCGTTCGGGTTGATGGTGCCGCCGGGGGCGGACAGGCGCACGAACATGTCGGTCAGCGCAGTCGTGATCAGTGCCTGGTTCGCGGTGGTGTTGCCGGTGCCCAGATCCGTGATCACGAAATCCGTAGGCTGCGCGATCGGGGCGCAGACAATGACCAGCGCCGTGACCGGCTGGCTGGGCTGGATGGCGTTGGCCACCGTCAGCTGGTCGCCGGTCGCGGTGGTGTAGCGCGCGTCACCGGTGGCCGCGCCATTCGTGCCGTTGGGGAAACCGCCATTGGCCGCATTGGCCTCGTCCAGCATGACGTAGACCACGACGGTGCCGGCACCGGCACCATTGCCGACCACCCACGCCCGGGTAACGCCTGCCACGGCTTCGGCCCAGCCGACATAATCGTCGGCTTTCCCGTCCTGTCCCTGCGCCTGGTAGGCGTCCATGACCCGGGTGCGGAAATCGGTATCGTCCTCGATATCGGCACCGCTGACCGTGATGTCGGTGACTGTGCCGGTGGTCTGGATGCCCGGCACCGGGCTGGACAGGGTGACGATCGTGCCCAGCGTGACATTGCCTGCCGTGCCGGTGCTGCTGGCGGTCCAGTTGACGGTGGTGATGCCATCGGCCGTCACGCTGTCAGCCGATGCCGTGGCCAGCAGGCCACCCTGCAGGGCGAACTGCGTGCCGGCGGGAATGACGGCCGTGCCGGTGGCGGTGAAGGTTGCCGTGCCGCTGGCGGCCGTGGCCCCCTTGCGGTAGACGCCCTTGAGCGCACCCCAGGCGGCCAGATACGCGCCCGTGGCGGTCCAGGGCACCGACTGCATGGCGACCCAGTCGATATAGCCGTAATGCAGCCAGGACAGGCCCGCCAGCACCATGGACAGCACATAGATGACCGAGAAGCGCAGCACGGCGGTCACACCGGGAATGCCGCCGCTTATGACATCCTGCAGGGCCTGCTGGCGCAGTTGCGACAGGGTCGGGCGTGGATAGGCCATGTCAGGTCAGACCCTCCCAGGCCCATGAGAACTTGAACACCTGGGGCGTGCTGTTGCCCGGTTCGGTGATGGTGATGGAGAATTCGGCCATGGTGCGCACGGTGGGGTTCCACCACGCACTGACCGTGACCGAGGATGCGACGCCGTCATCGACCAGCCACTGCAGGGCCTCGGAACAGATGTCCTCGATCTCGCGCGGGATGGCGCGCGTGCCGACCTTGACCGCGCGCCTGAGCTGCCACAGGCGGGAGCCTATGGGCAGGTCGGCAAAGGCATCGCCCCACCAGCCGCGCCGGTCGGCCGTGGCCGAGCCAGTGGGGCCGGTAGGGGACTGGATGCCTACGGCTGCGTCATCGGATGATGGTTGGTCCGGAGCCACGCGGTCGGTAAACAGGGACACCATGACGGCGGACCGCAGGGGATTGTCCAGCGCCAGGTCACCGGACACGATAGGCCAGTCGCCGCGGGCTTCGCGGACGTTCCAGGTGATTGCGATATCCATTATGTTTCCGTGAGATCGAAGGGCGTGGAGGCCGCCGTCTTGTGTGCTATGCCTGCCGGGCAGGGGAGCAGCATGAACACAGACACAGCACAGGCCCGGCCATGCCGCTGATTTTCAAACCGCATGCCCGCGAGGCGATGGAGCGCCGCAGCATCGAACCTGAATGGGTAACGGACACGGTCCTGCACTCGGAATGGACCGAAGCGGACCCCATCCATCCCGAGCGTACGCGCTCATATCGCGCCATACCGGAACTTGGAGGGCGCATTCTTCGTGTTGTCCATTGGCCCGAGGGTTCTGATATAGTCGTACTGACTGTTTTCCCTGACCGGGATGCAGAGAAGCGGAGAGCAAGGTCATGATAAAAACCAGCTACGATCCCGAGACCGACGCCATGTTCATCTGGGTTGGGCCGGAAGGGGCAAAATCCGTGGAAACCCGCGAAGTCTCCCCCGGCGTGATGCTGGATTACGATGCCGATGGCGGGCTGATCGGCATCGAGGTCCTTGATGTGCGCGAGCGCACGTCTCGCCCGGTCCATGGGATCGCGGCGGAGTAAGCATCAGACGGGCGGTCCCGTATCCGCGCCATTATTACCGTTGGAATGTTCGTGGCTGGACAGCTTCTTGCCCTGCGCCACGACCTCATTGCCGGTGATGGTGCCCCCGGCCGTGAAATCGCCGGGGGTTGTGACCTTGTTGTTGGCCGGGTTCAGGGCGATCGACCCATCCGCCATGAGCCAGATCCGGCTGCCGGTGGAGGGATGAAACAGGCAGACCTCGCCGGGCTGCAGGTCTTTCGGCCTGCCGCGCTGGTCGCCGGTGGCGATGACCACGCCGCGCGTGCGGTCGCCGCCGATGAAGGCGATGACCAGGTCGGACCCGGGCACCGGCCTGCTGGCCAGCCCGTATTCCTGCATGATCGGCAGGTCGGCCTTCATCTCCCCCGCCGCCAGTGCGGCCTGCACGGTGGGCGTGTTGGGGGTTTCGTTCGTGTTGGCGGTCTGGCGGCCGATGCCCAGCGCCATCATCACGCGGCGCGCGGTGCGCAGAAGGGGGACGGTCATGATGCGGTATTCTCCGGTGCAGGGAGGTCCTCGGTCTGGATGGAAGTGTCCACGTCACTCTGCGCAGCGTTCATCGCCTGAATGAAGCGATCGGCCAGAACCGGATTAAGCAGGGGTTCGGGCGAGAAGGCCGAAGGCGGCATCAGCACGACATCGGCATGGGTTCCGTCCTCGACCGTCTGGCGCAGGGTCAGTTCCCCGATCAGCAGGTCCGAGACCGTGCCGTCGCGCGCAGTGACGGGGGCGAGTGTGTTGGGCAGCCATAGCTGTCCGGCCGCGTCGCGCCAGCTGTCGGCCGTCAGCGTGATGGGATAGGCACGGCCGATACGTCGATTGACCTCCCACTGCACGCGCTGGCGGGCCACCGTGTAATCCTGATCCCCATTCTCGACCGGGATGAACATGTTGCGCGTGCGCGGCACGCCGGGATCGGTCGCCTCCACGCCCACGGTCAGCACACCCATCTGGCTTGCCAGCGCATTGACGTTCGGGTCGGTAAACAGCGACACGGTGCCCTGGCATATGGCCGTGACCTTGGAATACCGACCGCCAAGGCTGCGTACGGTCTGGATGTGTTCGACGTTCTGACCCACCGTAAAACCGCTGGCCGCGCGGCGCGTGCCCACGGCTGACATGCAGATATTGCCATCCGGCCGGTCATAGAACAGCACGGCGGCAAGACGGGAGACGCGCTCGATCACCTCATAGGCGGTTTCCGTCAGGATGACGGAAAAGGCGAGGATGTCGGTATCGCCCGCGCCATTGACGGAAATCACGTCAATGTTAACGCGACTGGCGACAGCCTGCGCGATGGCCAGCACGTTGGTACTGTTCATCTGGAACGTGCTGAACTCGGCGGCGCACTCCACCAGATCGACGCTTTTCGACGCGATCTGCACCTCAATCATGTGGTCTTCCGGGCCAAGGTCATCCACCACGGTGATGACGTAGCCGGTGAATACGAGATCGGTCCCGATATAGACCTGACAGGTATCGCCCGGGTTGAGGGTGCCAGCCCCGGTGGCGGACGCGCGGGCAGCGGTCATGCCCAGCGTTGCCGTCCATGGCATGATCTCGATCCCCAGCCGCAGCACGGCCGAGGTCCAGTTGGTGATCTGGCGCGACGCGCCACTGGTCGTGACCACGATCGAGACCTGATCCGACGGGGCGTTATTCCATCCCAGAAAGTCAGACAGGGCGGTCAGCGCACCACTCATGATGACAGGGCCTCGAACGCGGTTGGCATGAAAGCGGGATGGATGGGATCGGCGCGCCGGATCAGGTCAGGTGCGCGGGATCCGTCGGCATAAAGCTGCTGGGCCAGCACCAGCGCGGGCAGGGCGGCGTTGCGGGTGACGGTGATCATGTCTGGCAGGCGCGCGCCCCGGTCGGCCAGGTCCTGCAGCACCTGCGCGCGCAGGGACCGCAGGGCCTGAAAGCTGGCGTCATTGCCGTTGTCGGCCGCCGTGATGGCTTCGTCATCAAGCAGCGTGCCGACCTTGAGGCGCATGGCCTGCGCATCCTCGGCCGAGGAGGGCTGCCAGTCCCCGCAGGCGCGGGCCAGCGACAGCAGGGCAGCCTGCCGGCACAGCGTTGCGGTGGCGGCCTGCGCCGTTGCAATGGCGCCGCCGATCGGTGCGCTGGAGGCCATCACCGTGGCATCGCAGGACACCAGCGGGGTCAGGACCGCGATCTGTCCCGCTGGATCCGCGATGGCGGAGCGGACCGATTCCGGCACGGCAAGGATACCGGTGGCCAGCGCCGTGGCGTCTGCCGCGTCCGCCAGCCCTGCCACATTGGCGCTGACGACCTGCCCGTTCGTGGTCAGGTTTTCCAGCACGCTGGCCTCGGTCGCATCGGGATCGATGGCGGCCCCATTGCCGCCCACATAGCGGCCAAGGTTGCCCGGCAGGACACCGAGGGCGGCCTGCCATGCGCTGGGGGAACGGATGGCCGTGACGGCGCCCGCGCCCCAGAGGCTGGCGACGTTGCGCCCGGCACTGAGGACGGAACGCCCATAGGAATAAGGGGCCAGCGTACTGGCGGTGTAGTCGGATGACGCCGATGCGCCGAACGCCACGGCCGCCACCCCGATGGCGGCGTCCAGCGCCAGGGTGATGACCGAGCCGAGGTAATTGACGACCTCGACCAGTTCCATCTCGATATCGACAATACCCATCACCCCGTCGCGTTCGTCCACTCGAAGCGGGTGAGGGCGGCCTGCAGCGCGCCCACGGTGGGGTGGATCAGCGTGCCCGGCCCCTGTGCCTCGGCCGCCATGACCAGCAGGTCACGCTGCACCAGGCATTCGGGGCCGATCAGGAAGCCACGGATGCGGTAGGAGCGTGGGGCGCGCCCCAGATCCTCGGCCCATGGCTGGTCGCGGAACGGATAACGGTGGATCTGGAAATTGCGCCCGTTGCCGCCGCCACTGCCGACCACCACAAACGGGACGCCACGGAATGACCCCTGCAGGTATTCTTCCGCAAGGGTTTCGATCATTCCGGCCATGTCAGTTTCCTACGGGTGTGAGCGCGGCCGGCATGGCCTGCTGGACCGGCGTACGGTTTACGACGCGGGTGCCAGGCGGGGCTTTCTTGACCCGCGTCTGCGTTCCAGGCGGTGCGTTTTTATGTTCGATTTCCAGCTGGATACGCTGCATGGTCTGGGCCAATGCATCGCCACCGGCCGTGCCAGATGGGACAGACATGGACGCTGCGGATGGATAACGATCCGGCACCGAGGCATCCTCCACCCCGGAATTGACAGGGGCCACAGCGACGGGGGGCTGTGCGAGAATTGGCGAAACAGGGCGGGACGCTATTTCCTGCTGCCGCTGCGCCAGCCTGTCGATCGTTGCCACATAATTTTGCGTTTCGTGCGGAAGCACCGACAGGTCGTGCGTCTGTGCAAACTGTTTTACGCGGCTGCCGTTGGGGCCAGCGTTGTATGCAGCGTCGGCCGCAGCATAGTCACCATGATATTTGGCCAGTACCTGCCGGTAATAGCGCGCCCCGGCATCAAGGTTTTTCTGCCAGTCGTAACCGGGCGCATTGACGGAATCCGCCACGCCCAGCGCGCGGGCTGTGCCGGGCATAAGCTGGGCAGGCCCGAACGCTCCGGCACCCGAGACATTGCGATAGCCGCCATGCTCGGTGCGCAACAGGGCGACGAAGTGGTTGGCATCGAAACCATAATTTTTGGCAAGCGCCTGAGCCGCCTGCTGTATGGGCTGATCCAGTGGGGCGACGTCAGCACCGGATTTATGGTTCCACCACCGGTTGAATCTCGTATATCCGGGGATTTTATCGAGGAACCCTTCGCCTTCCCCGGGCACGAGGACGCCATTTTTATATGCCTGATAGCCTTCGTAAGCCACGCCAGCCGAACTGAGCAGCATTCCGCCAGGGACCCGTATGGGTGACTTCGGGGCACCTGCAGGTGTTCCATTCCACCCGGGCGGCGAATCGCTGACCGTCTGGGTGTCAATCGGCACTCAAAAATAACCCCTGATCGGCATGCAATATTAACCCCCTGTTGAAGGCCCGGCCTGTCTCCTGAAGCCGTAGGCGTAAGGAGACAGGCCGGGGCAGGTATGGATCTGGAGAGAGGTTCAGTTACGGTTCCTGAACCGCCAGCTTTCGTTCCCTGTCTCGATGATGTCGCAGTGATGGGTCAGACGGTCGAGCAGTGCCGTGGTCATCTTGGCGTCGGCGAATACACTGGCCCATTCACCGAAGGACAGGTTCGTGGTGACAATGACCGAGGTCTGTTCATAAAGGCGGCTGATCATATGGAACAGCAACTGTCCGCCAGACTGGGCAAAGGGCAGGTATCCCAGTTCGTCGAGGATGACAAAGTCCAGTCGGCCG